TGCTCCGGCTGCACAATCCGGAGGAGGTAGAGCGAACGCTGGGCCACGTGTCTGCGACGATCCTGGAGGAGCTCTGCTCGAGCGTTGCGAGCTCGATCGGCCGTCCCTGGGATTCATTCGTTCGGAGCGGCAATCGTCGATGTCGAGGTGGGGGACTTCACGATTTGCCCGTGGACAAAACAGAGTAGCCAGCATAGGGCAACAGCTGATGCCGAACACCTCCGGAGTTTCGGTTCTCGGTGAACATGTTCATCAGCGGGCGTAAGTCCCGGAGTCAAGGCGTCGCTGGCCGCCCATGTCATATAAGAATGTGTCGCAAGGTGCTCAACTTGCGAAACACCAATCATCTCGTAGAGAATATTACGTCGATGGATGGGCCTCAAGGAATTTCTTGGCCTGTACACGCGCAGCGACATCGCCATGGCCAAAGCATCGGCATCTCCGAACGCCTACGAGCAGATGAGCCGCGCGCAACCTCAGACTCCTGAAGCTTCGGGCACGGTCCTTGCGAACGGCTACGCGTCCCCCATGCAGGATTCGAAGACCCTCGTCAAGCTCGTTCTCACGGATTGGATGGTCGGCACGGCCGTCGACAAGATCGTCATGGAAGTCACGCGCGAGGGCTGGGATTGGGAACTTGATGATCCAACGAAGGAGCCGCAGAGGGAACAGCTCGAGGCCGCGGAGCTCTCGGCGATTAATACCTTGATTGATAAGCCCACCATAGACCAGCACGGCCAGCCGCAATTCACTTTCAAGGACGTCCTCAGGAGCATCGCATTCTACCATGTCGCGGTCGGGGACTCGGCCCTCGAGATCCAGCCTGATCCTCTCGGTCGGCCGACCGCGCTGAACCCGCTCCCGACGGAGTATCTCAAGGAGCGCGAAAGAGGGAAGCCGCCTCAGAAGTTCTGCCCTCGCTGCTACAAGGCGGACACATGGTATGACGAAACTCAGGTGCGTTGCCCAGACTGCGGGTCTGAGCTCTATGTGACCGCGTGGGCGCAGGTAGATGACGACGACAAGGTCATCGCGCGCTGGGCGGCCAATGAGATCATTTTCAACTGCGCGCGGTCGTACGGGAGCCGACGGCGAGGCGTGTCCAAGGTCCAGCGCGTATGGTACATCGCCCAGGTCCTCAGGTGGATGGAGCGGAATCAGTATGCGGCCTATGCGATGAACATCTCGCCCGACAAGACGGTGACCTTCCCTGGCATGGACCAGGAAGAAGTCAATGTCATGTTTCAGAGTGTGGCGGAATGGAAGAGGAAGAACCCGAGCATCAAGCGCACGCTCGCCCTCGGCGTCAAGGACCCGCCGATTGTGGTCGACCTGATGGACTCGCTGGTCGATCTAGACGCTCGGAATCTCGCGGAGTTCTACCGAGAGGCCATCGCGATCAACTTCGGGGTCAGCCTCCAGGCTCTGGGAATCCAGACTCCGGGGAAGTTGGGCAAGGAAACGGAGACCATCGAAGTCTCGATGGATACCGTCGAGGAGGCGCAGGCAGAGATCGAGGAGCTTGTCAATGTCCGCCTGGTTCCGCTCTTCCCGGAGATCAAGAGCTTCAAGTTCGAGCTGCGCTCGCCGAAGAAGGATGACCTGCTCCGCAAGGCGCAGATTGAGCAGATGAAAGTTCAGACGATCGTGACCCTCAAGGGCGCAGGTGCAGAGCTAGATGTCGATGACGACCTCGATTTCACGATCCGTGAATGGACAGAGCACGCGCCGCCATCGAACTACCAGTATTCCTTCGGCCAGCAAGATACTTCTTGGATGGATTCGGCCGGGCAACCGGCCGCGGCCTCCTGGGCCTCTCCTCCCCTCGAGAAGAGTTCTCAATCAGCCCGGGGGGCCGTACCGTTCGGGGCATCTCTTGCGAAGTCCCTGAGCCCGAGACACGCGCCTCCAGGAGAGGGCGTTCCATCCGGACTTGCGAGCGCTGAAAAGGACTTCCTCGAGCTGCTCCTGTCGATCAGAGACGGCGCGCTTCACAAACTCGAGCGCGCAAAATCGCCCGACGAAATGCGCGCGGCGGTCGCGGAGACGCTCGCCGAGCTCGAGCGCGAGATCACGAAGGAGGCCCGGGAATTCCAGGTCGCATACTACGCGCAGGTCCTCGAGAACGAGGCGGGCAAAGAGGGCTGGGATCCGGCGTTCACGCAGACGGACCTCAATGCCCTCGAGTACATGCAGCAGGATCCCACGGGCCTCGAGTCCGCACTAACGAGGTTTGTCGGAGATCAGCGCAAGGCGATCTTCGCGGCCCTCGAGGAAGCATATGCCACGCCCGGCGGGCTCTCGTTACCGAAGATCAGAGACGCTCTCGGAGAGGTCATCGAAGGCACGAAGTACGAGCTCGAGAGGATCGCGCGCACGGAGACGACGCGCATCACCAATCATGCCCGACAAGTCCGGTGGAGCAAGATCGCTGACCCGATGGACGAGTACGAGCTCGTGCCGGCCTCGGATGCGAAGGTCTGCCCACTCTGCAATGCGGTCGCGTACGGAGGCGAGGGGGAGCTCGATGGGGTCGTGCACTCGTTCCACGGCAATCCGTACACGATGGCCGAGATGCAGTCGATCGATCGCGGCAAGGGCTCCCTTCATCCGCACGACAGATGCACTTGGGTCCGGCGGCCTGTATCGGCGAGGAGGCGGTGACCACGAACATCAGGATAGAGACTAACGCAGACGAGGTCGCAGCGAAGATCTCCGAGATGCCCGGAAAAGTATCGAGGGGCGTGCAGGCCGGGCTGAATGACATCGCCGACGAGATCCTTGCAGAATCGCAGTGGCTCGTTCCGGTCCGCGATGGCACTCTGAAGAAGTCCGGGAACGTCCAGTACGGGAACATGTTCGCGGTCGTGGGCTACAACACGCCGTATGCCCGGTTCATGGAATCGGGGACGAAGCCGCATATTATCGCTCCGAAGAGAAAGGGATTCCTCGCGTGGCCTACAGAGGCGCTGGTCTTCGGATACAAAACGGGACCTGGTGGGGCCAAGATCAAGCCGACGGGATGGGCCTTCACAACGAAGCCGGTCCACCACCCGGGGACGAAACCCTACCGGTACCTCGAGGGCGCCGTCGATCGGGTGCTCCCGAGGATCGAGAGCATCATGGGCGCCCGCATACAGCAGGCGCTCGAGCAGGGGGCGTGAAAATGCCGGAGCAAGATCTACCGTGGCAGGATGAGCGCCCCTGGATGAACGACCGGACCATGGAGACGTTCATCTCCGGACCGCTCGTCGACGTCCAGAATGACTTCATCCCAACGGATTCCTTCGTCCCCCAACTACCGTGGTTCGCGAAGCATGGACTGTACACCTGGTATCACACAGACTTCCCGATCGGGGAGCCGATCGGCTGGCGCGTCAGAGACGGGAGGCCGGAGATCAAGGTCGGGATCTACTCGACCAAAGACTCGGGCATCCAGTGGCATGATGATGCATGGCGCGTGATCAAGCGGTACGGGAAGAAAGGCAGCTCATCGATCAGAGGGCTCCTCAAGGACCGGGATCGGGTGTGCATCGAGAACCGCTGTTTCTCGAAAGTGAACGAGGTCGCACTTTGGGCCGTCGGATGGGTCGGGGAGATCCCGGCGAACAAGGACGCGACCGTGAATTTCGTTTCCGCGGCGAAGACGGGCGAGGCGGAGTATTGGCTCCGAACGGGCCTGCACTCGGAGGATTCTGAGATCCGGGATCTCACCGAGCAGGTGGTCCTCGCCGGCTACGCCAAGTCGATGAATGGAGTGGGTGTGCGCATGGAGAAGGAACCGGAGATAGTGGTCACGGACAAGATGAAGGCCGCCCTGAAGAAGGGCAAGACCTTCGCGGAGATCATCGCGAACTGCCCGAAGTGCAGGGATTATGTGGCGAAGATGGAGAGCGCTGGGGTGCCGACGGAGTTGGCACTGGATGCGCTCAAGCTGAAGCTCGCGGAGCAGATCCTCGGGAAGGCCTATGAGAGCTTCGAGGAGTGCGTCGCGGACAATCAGGACAAGGCGAATCCTGAAGGATTCTGCGCATGGCTCAAGCGCGAGGTGCCAGGCGCGTGCAAGGATGACAGTCAAGCGGCCTCCCACAGTGAGACCGTTGACAAAGGGGTAAGCAACATGCCAGACAACGAGGCAGGGAAGCAGAGCGCGACCCCTCCGAACCAGGGGGAGGCCGCGAACAACGCTCCGGCGGCTGAGGACTACATGGCCCTGATCAAGGGCCTGCAGGCCGAGATCGCGGAGCTGAAGGCGGCCAAGGCCGTCACCGGGGACTTCGCCAAGCTGGGCGAAGAGATGAAGAAAAGCATGGCCGAATCGAGCGCGAAGATCGACCAACTGTCCGAGAGGATCCTCGCGATAGAAGGAAAGATCGGAGTGCCCGCGGCCGCGAAGAGGGGCCAGGCTGCAGGCGACGGTGCAGAGCACGAGATCGACTTCTCGAAGGCCACGCCGACGGACCTGATCAAGGCCCTGAATAAGCGCGTGAGGTGAGCGAAATGGCTAGCAGAGTAGAGCGACTGATGACATTCTTCGACGACGGTGGAATGTCACTGGATGAGTTCTACCACTCCCGGGCGGTCAAGGCCGTACAGATGGTCAGCCCGACCCTGGACGGGAAGAACACGGAGCTGACACCGATCGACGAGCTCGCGAAGGCAGCTCTCGACTCATCGGTGGCAGGGGCGATCAACGCGGTGTACGACCTTGCGGTGATCACGCAGTATGCGATGGGGATCAACGCAGTGGGCGCGACCCCGAAGAAGCCATGGAGAAGGCAGGGCTTCAGAGCGTGGAAGACGGCTTCCAAGACGAGCGGGCTCGGAGTTGCGGAGTCGCAGGCTCTGGGCACAGCGCTGTCGCCGACGCCATACGAAGTGGCGCCGACCGCGAAGGAGCTGGAGCTCGTTGGGGCATTTTCGAGCAGGCTGAAGCTGCTCTCGGAGATCGCCGACGGAGTCGCCGCTGACGACATGAGGCGTGCGATGGAGGCGGACTTCTGGAGGTCCCTCGAGAATGACATCAACATCAACTACGACACGCTCCCGGGGAATAACATGTCCGGCCTCAACCTCCTTACCGCATCCGATGGAGAGACGACCGCAGAGAGCTACACTGCGGGCGATGAGGACTATCTCGGTGTCGACAGGTCTGTCGAGACATGGTTCAACGGCAACCCGCTGTACGCAGCCTCTGGCACGGACAGGGATCTCAGCATGGCCCTGATCAACGACATGAGGGAAGCCGCGCAGCCCTACTGGTCGAGCCTTGAGGGCAAGTGGTGGCTGACGGGCTTCGACACTTGGACCAGGATCAGCGAGCTCGAAGGCGCGAAGATCAGGCTCTCGTTCGAAAGCTACAAGGTCACGCTCGGGGACGGGATCCAGGTCGGGCCCGGGATCCAGGCTGGCGGGAAGATCGCCACCTTCGATGGCTTCCCGATGGTCGTGAGCGATGCTGTTAGCAAGGTAGGCGACACGATCAGCCCCGTGATGTTGCTCGACAACGTCTACCTCGGCATGTACATGGGCCGGCCGGTCCAGCACGTCGAGAGCGACGACGTGTTCGCAGTCGGGCACCTCGTCAAGGGCGTGTGGTACGGCATCGGTGAGCTCATCGACATGAAGCCGAAGACCACGAGCAGGTTGAGGGACCTCAGGTAAGGAGGGCCCTCCTCCAAACCATTTCCTTTTCCTACGAAGAGGAGGGAGAACGATGGTCAAGGTGACATACAAAGGAAGGCTGCAGCTCGTGACGCACAGAGGCGTGCACGCGAGAGAGTATCCGTACACCTTCATCCAAGGCGCCCACGTCGAGATCACGGATCCGGAGGACATCGCGATGTTCCGTGCGATGGCACAGTCCAATCCGGACACATGGGAGATCGGCGAAGGCGCGGTGGAGAAGGTAGAGAAGGCGGTCGAGCGGGTCGCTCGGACCGTGAAGGGCAGGTGAGGTAGATGACTTCAACAGTCGCGAACAAGGACTACCAGGTCATGGGCGGGTCGGTCGTCAAGACGGTCACGCTCACGATCTCGTCGTATGCAACGGGCGGAGAAGACGTATCGCCATCCAAGCTGGGCCTGAGCGGGATCAGGAACCTGGTGGCGATCTCGAAGTCTTACGGGGCGTTTCCCGTCTGGGACGAGACGAACGGCAAGCTCAAGCTGATGAGCGCTGCCGCGACCGAGGTCACGGCCACCACGAACTGCGGTGACTGGATCGTCCGCGTGGAAGGCTACTGACCTGCGTCATCGGAGGTGAAAGGCCATGGCTAGGGTCGATGTCTTCAGAGTACGCTCAGACAAGGACACGCACTTCACGACGCTGCTTGTCACGAACGCGTTCGAGCAAGAGGACATAGCGACGGGCGCGGGTGCGAAGAAGTTCGCCATCCTAGCGGTGGAGCTCTTGGCTGACCAGAACCTAGACTGGGAGTTGTGGTTCTGGAACAAGAGTACCGCTGAGGACACAGACTTGGACTTGGACGCCTACATAGGCCGCGTTGCGATTGCCGTGGCAGACCACAAGCAGTACGGCGCAAGCGGCACTTACTATGTGAACAAGGAACTGGCTGCGCCCATCGTGTACATAGATGACGACGCACCAGGCACGGAGCCCAAGCTGCATGTCTCCTTGCTGAACAGGAGTGCGACAAGCAAGAACGCGGGCGCGACGGGCGAAGTGGTCCTCATCGTAACCTGTGAACCGATCGGGTGACCAAGATGGCATGGTGGCACAAGAAGAACCCGGAAGAGCTGAAGGAAGCACCGGCAGGTTTCGTGAGCCACAAGTGCGGACGCTGCGGGAAAGGCTGGCAAACGGTTGATGGTTACATGGGCCATCATTGTGAAGCCGCGGGCGGATTGACGCCACGCGAGCCAGGCTTTGTCCTGAGGAGCTGAGGCCTTGCGGGAAGTGTTTCGCATCAGGTCCGACAAGGACTTGCACTTCACCACAGCGATAGCGGCGAATGGCGGGATCGAGGAGGAGGACATAATCTTCCCGAGCCGTGCCAAGAAGTGCGCCGTGGTCCATGCGTCCATTCAAGCCGATGAAGCCTTGAACTGGGAGCTGTGGCTGGCATCAAGGAGCATGAAGCAGCTGACCGACCTAGATGGCGACAGCGTCTTGGGCAAGATTTCGCTCGACCTGGCGACGAATGGAAAGCGATACGCCGCGGGCGCACAGTACTACTATGACACGCCCTTAACTTCGCCCATGCCGTTCGTGGAGGAATCGGCGGCGCTGCTAGACCTAGACATGGACACTTTGCGGTCAGGAAAGTTGAAGAACTTTGCCGATGAAAGTGGCGTGACAGACGGGACGATGACTGATTGCACCACGGTGGAAGGGCGCGTGGGCAATGCTCAATCGTTCAACGGGACGACCAGCAAAGTGAATTGTGGAACGAGTGACAAGTTCCGCATTAATGAGGGCACTTTGATGGCCTGGATACAGACGACCAGCGCCGATTGGTGTGTATTCATTGACCGTGCCGAAATGACCCTTCCGTATGACGGCTATGCCTTCGGCATCGGTGCCCTTACGCCTGGCAATCTATATTTTCGCCCTGGGAGTGCGTCCCACGCCCACGGAACCATCCCTGTGAATGATGGCCGCTGGCATCATGTGAGCGTCACATTCGTGGGAACTATGGTGCGTTTCTATGTGGATGGGGCACTGGATGTTGCTCGAACCATAGTCCCCGTAAACTCACCCAGCAGTGAGCCTATGTGGTTAGGCACAGATGACACCATGGCCCTTAAGTGGAATGGTCCCATCGACGAGCCGCGCATTTTCCCAATCGCTCTTGATGATGCAAGCATCGAAGCTGCGTATCGCAACCAGCGGCTGTCCTTGATGCATATGGCCTTGGTGAACCGGTCGGTCACGCCCAAGACAATCGGCGCGAATGGTGAAGTGGTTGTGGAACTCACACTCGAGCCCTATGGCTAGGAGGCAAACATGGTAGCAACAGTAGAGATCTGTGAAAGCAACGGCAGCTCAGAGACGGTGACGCACAATGTCACCAATCTGAACTGTGGCGACACTGAGGCGGCGAACCTCGACTACGCGGCCTTCCCGATTCCCCAGGGACAGAATGCCTATGCGAAGCTCGCGCGCATACACTGGTCGGCTGGCACGGCGAACAAGCTGGATAACTTCCAGGCGTACAAGTCGGCAGGTGCGTACAAGACTGGCGAAGGCATCCAAGCGAGCCTGCACACGGTCCAGGGCAACTACGATACCGTGAAGGTAACGACATACACGCAAGGCACAAAGACGACGTACACGGCCTACGCGATACCGGAAGCCGATCCTGCCGCAGCGAACCTGGGCATCGGTGGCAGCTTGACGGGCAACCTGGTGGCCGTTGGTTATAGCGACTATCTCAAGTTCCAGTTGCAGACGACGGGCAGCACGCCGCAAGGCGACCTGAACACGAAGACGATAACCTTCCAGTACGACGAGCAATAGGAGACGCACCTTGAAAGCGGGCAAGACAGAACCGATGCTGCATCAGTCCTGGCACATGGAGATGCCGGACGGGACGATCAAGCGCGGTAGTGACGACTATCCGAAGCTGGAAGACAAGGCCAAGGCTACCAGCCTGCTCGTCGTGTTCAAGAACGGCATGCGGTTTCGTGTGCAGCCGCCGGTGAACAGTCAAATCATCTGGTTCTGCCGCCCGCGCGTCACGATCGGCACATGCGACGGTCGAGTCCTGGGACACATGCGCGCCTATTACATCGGCTGGAAAGATCGGTACGACGGGAAGAAGTGCGTCCACATGTTCGAGCTGAACGAAAAGGGCGAGTTCTTCAGCGTCCTGTTGCCGGATGATGGGAGGCCGGACTGAGCATGGCAATCACTTATGTCGGAGTCTCGAATGATGCGGCAGCGTCGAGCGGCAATGTTTCAGTGACACCGCCGACGACTCAGACCGACGACATAATGATATGCTGTGTGACCACGCATGACAATGTGGCCGTCACCTTCCCCGCAAACTGGACTATATATCAAGAGGCCAATAACACAACGGCGTTGAGGGCCACACTCGCATGGAAGAGATGCGTGGGCGCGGAGGGCGCGTTCACAGTCACACATACCGCGGGAGACGGAATCGTTGCTACTGCGATCGTGTTTCGTGGATGCGTAGCCGCAGGTTCTCCAATTAATGCAAGCGTTCTAACGGCCAACGCCTCATCAAGCACTTGCACAGCTGCGACCATCACATCATCCGTGAACGGATGCTGGCTTCTGTTCACGATGCACGACAGCGACAACGGTGCATCATCGGCACAGTCCAGCGCGAACCTCGGAGCGATGACAGAGAGGTTCGACAATTCCTCCAATCTAGGGCTGGACGAGGCTGTGTCGGGCGCTCATGTCAGTCAAACGACAGCGGGCGCATCAGGCGCATCCACCGGCACATTGAGCCTCGGCCCGGATGTGAACAGCGGAGGCAACACATTCCTCGCGCCACTTGTCATCACGACTTATT